GTCGAAGAAAAAGACCGATTGGGGCGACATCCGCAAATATGAAGAACAGATTGCCGAACTTGACCGCAACATCCAAGACATGCTTGACGAAATCGCCAAGGACATCTTGCAGACAACGGCAAAGGACATGGCGAACGAACTTGGCGATGCCTTGGTTGAAGCGTTCGGCAAGGGCGAAGATGCGGCGCAAGCGTTTGAAAAGACCGTGAACGAAGTCTTGAAGAACGCCGTCTTGAATCAGTTGAAGAAAAACTTCTTGGAAAAGCAATTGCAAGGTGCGCTTGACCAACTTGAAAAGTCGATGGGCTATTGGAACGGCGACAACTTCATCTTTGACGGGCTGACGGACTACGAAATCAACCAATTCAAAAGCCGGGTGCAGGGAATCGCCAACACGTTCAATCAAGCGATGGGCGCATATTCCGACATTTTCAAGGATTTAGACCTTGGGGAAAAAGAGGATGACACGTTGACGGGCGCGGTCAAGGGCGTGTCCGAGGAAACGGCAAGCATCATCGGCGGACAGATGAACGCAATTCGCTTGAACCAAGTCGATGTTACAACCATCTTGCGCCAACAACTTTCGGTCTTGTCGGCAATCCAACGCAATACATCATACAATTTCCATCTTGGCAAGTTGACCCGGATTCTTGAAATCCTTGAAGCCAACAACGGCAACGACACGAACCGGGCAAACGGCTTGGCCTAAAAACAGACATACGACATGGAGAAATTCGCAAAACAAATCCAAAAAGAAGCCCTTGCCCTTGGCGCGTGTTCGCCGGGCATGGGTGACTTGTTGAACGCGGGCGATAACAAGCCCGCATTGGTTCAACTCTACTTGAAGAAACTTGAATTTTGCCTTGAAAATGATTTCCCATCCAATGACTTCATGCGGGAACATGGCAAGGGCATCATGGAAAGTTTCGGCATTTTCCTTGATGATAGAATCAACTTGACGAACTATCGCAAATGCGTTGCACTTGGCAAGACATCCGGGGTTGTCGTTGTCACGTCATACAATGTTTGTCAGATATACGTCAAGCATCATTCGGAATTGAAGATTGAAGCATCGGACAACGCCTTTGTCATGGTGTATATGTACGATGATTCGCAAGTAACCGTCCATGCACAAGGCCGGGCAAAGGTGCATGTCAACCGATATGGCGGCAAGATAGCCACCGCCAAGGACGGGCAAGCGGTTGTCAAGGTAGTCGAAAAAACAATAAACAAGAAATAACATGGAAGCAAGTGATTTGATTCTGAATTTGCCTTTCGATGAACAGAACGGTTCAGCAAAGGCTTTCGATTATAGCCAATCCCGTGCGGATGGTATCGTTGACGGGGCATCGTTCGTGTCCGGCAACAACGGAAATGCAATTCAGTTCTTGGGCGGCGATGAAACGTGCGAACTTGAAAAGGAAATCATTTCATCCCTTGGCGGCAATTTGACCATCATGGCAAACATGCGTGTTGTGGAGATTGCAGCCGGGACACCGAAACAAGCCATTTGGGTTGTGAACTTCCAAGGTGTCAAGAACTTCATTGAAGTTCCCATCATCGTAAACCCCGGTTCGTGGTATTCCCTTGCGATGACCAAGCACGGGAATGTATATGATTTCTATGTCAATTCGCAGTTGATTAAGTCCGTGACGCGAAGCGGTACACCAACGGGCATCGCCTTGAATCAAGATTTCTACGGCGGCGATTGCTACGGACTTGGACTTCTTGACGATGTGAAGATATACAAGATTGCATTGTCGCAAGAAGAAATCATCAACGAGACATCGCAATCGACAAGCATGACATATCTTCTTGACGGCGTGAACTTCAAGGACTATGGCGTGTATGTTGCCGGGTCGGAGGGTGTTGTTGACCGCCCCAAACTGAAAAATCCCTATTCTATCAACTGGGACAACTATCATGGCGAGACCGTGGACTTGAATCACAAGTTCTTTGAACCCCGCGAAATCACACTTGATTGCTTCATCAAGGCACAGACGAAGAATGATTTCATCATTCAGTTGTCGCAGTTCATGCAGCAGTTCGACAAAAAGGGAACACAGCGTCTTGTCATCAATGTTCACCCCGTGAAGCCATTGATTTACGAAGTCTATTGCAAGGATGCGGTCGCCGTTTCAAAGGTATGGAACAATCAATTGATGGTCGGAACTTTCAAGATAAAGTTGACCGAACCCGAACCCGTGAAGCGCGTCTTGAAGCACATCCGCGTTTCGGACGCAACGAAGAATTGCATCGTGACGTTGCAGTCGATGAAGTACGTCAACATCTATTGGGGCGATGGCCGCATTGACTACGATGTCGCCGGAGATAGTGAAACCCACACTATCACGCACACATACGAGACCAATGGCGAGTTCTTCCCGGTCATTACGGGTTGCATTGATGAAATCAACGAATTTGAAACAAACGCAATCATTGTATGGAACAAATTATAATGACGCGACCGAATGGCGACCGTGCGCCCCTTGCTTCAAGGCGCACGGCCACCGCCATCAAGTCGGCAACGCAGACATGGAACTTGAATGCCGATGAAACGGTTGTCATCACCGTTGAATCGCCGTTCCCGCAACAATACGAAATCGGGGACAAGATAACCGTGTTCGGGCGCGACTACACGTTGAACAGATTGCCGCCCGTGAAGAAAACGGGAATGCACGAATATCAATACACATTGACGTTTGAGGGCATCCAATATGACCTTTTGCGGGTGCAATATGAATTGAGCATCGAGACATCGGGCAACCAACTTCAAGACGTGCAGGGCGATTCCTTGACCGGGACATTGCGAAAGTTCATGGAAGTTCTTATCGCCAACGCCAACCGCGTGTTCCCCGGTCAATGGTCGCTTGGCGAATGCCCGGAAACGGAATACAAGACTTTGACGTTTGACGGCGAAAATTGCCTTGCCGTCATGCAGAACCTTTGCAATCAGTTCACCGAGGGTTCGACAACGGTTGAATTTGACATCAACAAGGTCAATGGCGTGTATGTCGTTGACATGAAGAAAGTCGGTTCTGTGTTGCCATACACGTTCCAATTCGGACGCGGCGGCGGCATGTATGAGTTGACGCGCCAAAATGTCACGTCATCCGACATTGTGACAAAGTTGTATGTGTTCGGTTCGTCTGAAAACATATCGTTGAAATATCGAGCCGACCGCCTTTGCCTACCCGGTTGCACCAAGCATCAATCATTCATCCAAGACAACGCCCTTGTCGCCAAGTATGGCATCATCGAGGGGCGCAAGGTGTTCGACAAGATAAAACCGCATTATGACGGCAATGTCACATCCATTGTTGCCGGGAATGTGCTTCAATTCGTGGATTCGGGCTTTCCGTTCGACCTCATGGCCAAGAACGGCGATGAAACAATCTACCTTGTCCCCGGAGAGAACGCGAAGATTCACTTCAACACGGGCAACTTGGCCGGGTATGAATTTGAAGTCACGAACTACGAACATTCGACCCGCAAGTTCACCTTGAAGAAATTCCAAGATGACCGGGGCGATGTGTTCCCGAACGATTCGTCAACGGCATTTCAGTTCGGCCAAGGCGACAAGTACAAGATTCTTGGCATCATTTACCCGGATTCCATCACCAACGCGGCGGAATCTGAATTGCAAGAGGAATCGGCCTTGTATTATCCGCAAGTGTCGCAACCAAAGGTGCAATATGCGTTGAGCCTTGAAAAGAACTTCTTGAAGAAACTTGTCGGCGGCGATGTGTCAAATGCCATCGTCAACGCCTTTGTCCCCGGCGACTACTTGCACATCATCGACCATGACATTGATGTTGACAAGTCCATCCGAATCAAGGGATTCACCCGTGACATCTTGGATGAATACAAGTACACCTTGACAATATCGGACACGGTTACGACATCAACGACAACCCGCGTCTTGCAGGAGTTGGCGGAAATCGACAAAATCATCCAAATCAACAACCTAAAAGACCCCGCCCGTGCAAGGGCGAATTGGCGGACATCCCGCGAAGTCCTTGACATGGTGTTCGACCCGGACGGCGATTATTACACCGACCGAATCAAGCCCCTTTCAATTGACACATCCATGTTGTCGGTCGGCGCGAAGTCAATGCAATTCGGATTGACGAACACCGTCATTCAACCGAACTATGGCGGAAACAAGAATGTCGTTTCGTGGAAAGGCGGTGTCTTGACGCATTACACCATCAACGAAGATTCCGCCGTGTCATGGGTCATCGCCGATGGTTCAATCACGTTCACGGATGACAACGCCCGTTATCTTTACGCCAAATGCGAGAGAAACGGGACGGCGGGAACATTCCTTTGGAGCAATCAGCAAATCAAGGTCGAAGATGATGCCAATTATTATCACTTCTTAATTGGCACTTTGTCGAGTGTTGACACAGAACTGCAAGTCCGTTCACTTGCCTTGACGTATGGTTTCACGACCATCAACGGGCGGTTCATCAAGACCGGGCGCGTGGAATCGGCGGACGGCAACACATATTTCGACCTTGACAACGGAGAAATCGGCGGTCGGATTGTGTTCACCCGTAACGGTGAGGAAAAGACCCTTGCCGAACTTGGCGAAGAATCAAGCGAATCGCAGAACTTCATCAACAACACCTTGCCCGGTCTGTTGCAGTCGATGAACAATCAGATTGACGGCAAAATTGAAACTTGGTACACGGATTCAGACCCGTCAACCGCGTGGACTACGCAGGAACAACGGGCAAAGCATGTCGGCGATTTGTGGTTCAACACATCGACCAATGAAGCAAAACGATATAATTCATCGTATGCGTGGGAACTGATAAGGGACAAAGATGCAATCCAAGCCCTTTCAGACGCGGCGACCGCCCAAGACACCGCCGATGGCAAACGCCGGGTGTTCGTGTCAACGCCTTATCCCCCTTATGACATCGGCGACCTTTGGGTTCAAGGCGCGTCCGGCGACCTCATGCGTTGCGGAACGGCAAGGCAGACCGGGGCGTTCGTTTCGTCTGATTGGGTCAAGGCTACCAAGTACACCGGGGATGAAAACTTGAATGACTTCATCCAAAACACCTATGACGTGGCCATCGCCGACATTTACCATCAACTTGACGGTGTTATTGAAACCCATTTCGGCAACGGAGTTCCGACCCTTAACAACGCCCCGGCGGTTGATTGGAATACTACGAAATTGCGCGAAGAACACCTTGGCGATATGTACTACGACAACGATTCCGGCATTGGTTATCGGTTCAGCAAAGAAAACGGAACTTATAAATGGGTTGAAGTCCGCGACACGGGCGTTGCCGATGCACTTGCAGCCGCCGCGAAAGCCCAAGACACGGCGGACGGCAAGCGGCGTGTCTTTACGGCGCAACCATATCCGCCCTATGATGTCGGCGACCTTTGGGCATCCGGCATCTTCTTGAAGCGTTGCATCACCGCCCGGACATCCGGGACGTACAACGCCGCCGATTGGGATGACGCAACAAACTACACCGGGGATGAAAACTTGAATGCGTTCATCAACGGCGTGTTCGATGAAACGGTGTCCGACATATACAATCAACTTGACGGCAAACTTGAATCTTGGTATTCAGCATCCGACCCGTCAACCGCTTGGACTACGTTTGAAGAAAAGAACGCCCATATCGGCGACCAATGGTATAACATCACGGCAAAAACCCTTTGGCGTTACCAATATACACGACAACAAGGGTTTTCGTGGGCGCAGATTGAGAATGCAACGGCAATTGCGGCGGCGGAAGCGGCAAGCCATGCCCAAGACACGGCGGACGGCAAGCGGCGTGTCTTTACGGCGCGACCAAATCCGCCCTATGACGTTGGCGACCTTTGGGCGCAAGGTTCAACGGGCGACTTGAAAGTCTGCAAGACGGCCAAGGCATCCGGGCAAACTTATTCTTCATCGGATTGGGTCAACGCAACGAAGTACACGGACAACACGGCATTCAACAACTTTGTGAATAATGTGTACAACGTGCAAGTGACGGCATTTGCCACACAGATTGACGGCAAAATCGAAACGTGGTTTCAGTCATCCGACCCGTCATCATCTTGGCTTACTTTGTCGGACGCAAAGAAGCATATCGGCGACCTTTGGTTCAATACCACATCGCAAAGGCTTTACAGATGGGAAAACACCGATTCCGACAACTTTGCTTGGCAGGAAATCACAAACAAGGATGCCTTGGATGCGATGGCGGCGGCAAGTCAAGCCCAAGACACGGCGGACGGCAAACGGCGGGTGTTCGTGGCACAACCGACAACACCTTATGACATCGGTGATTTGTGGGTCGATGGCCGCGATTTGCGCCGTTGTATCACGTCCAAGGCATCCGGGCAAGCCTACAACGTGAACGATTGGGTTGTTGCCGTGTATTACGACAACACACAAACGACCATTGACGGCGGAATTGTCACATCCGGCACAATCCAAGTGGCGGGCGACAACCAAAGCATCCTTGCAGGAATGACCGGGCAGGGAACGACCGCCGCAAGCATCCGTTTTTGGGCGGGCGCGTCCTTTGAGAACCGGGCAACCGCCCCGTACCGCGTCCGGCAAGATGGTGGTGTCGTAATGACCAAGGCAGACATCACGGGAAAGGTAAATGCCACATCCGGCGCAATCGGCGGGTTTGAAATCGCAAACGGGCGCATCGGTTCGGCCAATACCTACGATTCCGGGACGGGTCTTTCGCTTGTAAACTCAAACATCCGATTCAGAAGCCAAAGCGGTTACACGAAAATACTTGCGGCAATGGGCGATTTGAATTGGATTGGCTTTGACAACTTGCTTGATATTGAACTTGTATCGACCGACCCATATTTGATTGGCGAAGCGGTTTTCATCAAATGCGAATCGGGCGATGGTTCAATGGAACATTGGTACACACAGCGGGCAACCGACATCCGGGGCAATCAGTTTGCAATCGGAAAGACCGCCATGTTCCATAAAGGATATATCGGCCAAGCATACACGGACACAATCACAAATTTGTTCGGCTTGACACATATCTACCATTTCACAAGTGCGGGCGTGTCAAATCTTGGTGTGAACCTACCAACGAAAGCGCAAGTTGATTCAAAGGTCAGCAATGCAGTTGTCATCTTTGATATTGAAATCATGCTTGACCGCGATTTCGGAAGTAATGTCATAACATTAAAAACGCAAGACAATTCCAACATCTATTATGAATTGACAACAATTCCAACCACTAATGGCGAAAGAATATCACATCAAGGTTGGAAAACATCGGTCAAGTTGAAAGCCGGGTGTTCCATCCGCTTGCGTTACTACATCGGCAAATGGCAAATCATCACATGGGAAAGAGAGTTCACAACGGGAATCAGAGTACCATATAACTATTAAACAGCATGGCACAAATACTTTTGGCAAAATACACGCCCGGCGAACCGCTTGACTTGCGTTGCATTGACACGCGGGCGGGCGCATACCTTACAGAGTTGAGAGAATCCGGGTATCTTGACTTTGTGCCAAGCGAACAACCAACGCCCGAACCGGGAAAGGTCGTTGTCGAATCGCTTGAAATCATCGGCGGAAAGGTGGTTCAGTCTTGGGAAATCCGGGACGAACCCGCCCCCGCCGGGGAGTGATAACCGCAAAAAGTTATGCTTGCGTTATGCAACAATGTATCATTGTAACACACAAAAGCATTACCTTTGCACAATAAAAAATCAAAATGAAATAGAAATGATAACAAGAAGCGGTGAAATGGTTTCCGCACAAGTCGGAATCATGGGAGCGGTCACGGGTCTTGCTGACGGCGATTTCAGCCTTTCAGACGGCCAACCGTTCAACATCAAGAATGACGGCATTTCCCCGGTTGAACTTGAAGTGCAACTTGCAGGAATGCCGGACGGGACAACCATCAAGACAAAGTTCGATTGTGGTTGGAATCCCGAAATCGTGAAAGTAATTAAGGCAACATCGTTGTCAAGTATCAACCTCAAATTCGGTTACTAATATGGGACTTTTAATCGGATTGGGCGGAACAAAGCCGACTTTCGCCTATGATTATTATTACGGCATCGAATGGGACACAAGCGTTTCCAATCCGCATCCGACCCGCATCGGAAAAGCGGAACTTCACGCGGAATTGCCCGTTCAATCAATGATTCGCCGTTGCACGTTGAATGATGACGGCGCGGTCAACTACTATCTTCACGCCAACGATTCAACGAAGCAGGACAACGGCGCGGCGGCACACCTTGACGGCACGGATGGGCAAGTCATGGTCGAATTGCCAGATTGCTATGCCCGTTTTGAAATGGACGGGTTGAAACGCCGTGCGCTGATTTCGACCGAACCATTGCCCGGTTTCATCAAGTGGAACAAGGCTTATGTTTCGGCCTACGAAGCAGCATGTGACAGAACAACGGCATCATCGCCGAAACTTGCATCCGTTGTGAACACGACCGAGGCTTTCCGTGGCGGCAACAACACGGCAGCATGGGACGGGACGCATCGTTCGTTGCTTGGCCGTCCGGCAACCAATATTTCGTTGACCAATTTCCGTGCCTATGCCCGCCACCGTGGTTCTACGGAATGGAACTGCAACGTCTATCAGTTGCAGAAAGAACTATTTTGGTTCTTTGCCATCGAATATGCGAACTTCAATTCGCAAGCAGACTTCAACGCCGCATTGGATGCCAATGGCTATCGTCAAGGCGGACTTGGCGAGGGTGTGACAACCTTGAACGATTCGAAGTGGAGTGCGTGGAATAGTTATGAACCGTTCGTTCCTTGCGGTGTCACGAACAGCCTTGGCAACCACACGGGCGTTGTTGACTACGTTCTTGAAGCGGGCGGATATGACACGACGGCAACAACCGTTCACGTTCCATCGTATCGCGGCGTTGAAAACCCGTTCGGCCATGTATGGAAATGGACTGACGGTTGCAAGGCCATCATTCAGAGTGAAGCAGCGGGCGGACGTTCGTTGTTCTACACTTGCGATAACCCGGCGAACTTCACGTCATCCGGCGTTACCAACTACAACCATCGCGGCGACTTGCCCCGTTCAAATGGATATGTGAAAGAAGTAATCCTTGGTGAGTATGGCGAAATCATGCCGTTGTCAATCGGCGCGGGTTCAACAACTTATTTTTGCGATTACTTCTATACAAACATCCCCGAAAGCGGGTCATCCGAACGTGGCGTTTTGTTCGGCGGTACTGCGAGGACTGGTGCGGATGCGGGGTTCGTCTCTGCGAGGACGTATAATACGGCTGCGAATGCGATTGCGCATCTCGGGTCGCGGCTTTGCTTCATCCCGGCGGCGTAATCGGCGCGAAGCGCAAAATCGAAAGCCGTTCATCCCTTGCCGCATGACGGGGTGAATGGCCGGAACTTCAAAAGGTAGGGCGGCAACAAAGCCGCCCCGCCTTTCAAAAAATATTCAAGGGTTGTCCTTTGTCGTGGCGTTTTGTTCAGCGGTAATGCGAATAATGGTGCGAATGCGGGGTTCGTCTATGCGAATACGAATAATACGGCTACGAATGCGAATGCGAATATCGGGTCGCAGCGTTGCTTGAAAAAATATAAATCTTGCATCAAAGGAGACCTTGCCACAAAAACGCCGGATTCCCCGGCGTATGACTTGGAGAAATCCAAGGGCAAAAAATTTCATCCGTAAAACGGACTTGGTAGGGAAACCGAAAAGCCCAACTATACAAGCAAAGTCAAGGCACATGAAGCGAATCGGAAACTTATATGACAAGATAATCAGCATCGACAACTTGCGTCTTGCGGACGAGAAAGCCCGCAAGGGAAAGTTGCGTTCGTATGGTGTCCGCGTCCATGACAAGAACCGTGAAGCCAATCTTGCCGCCTTGCACGAAAGTTTGAAGAATCAGACTTTCAAGACATCCGAATATTATCAGTTCACAATCTTTGAACCGAAAGAACGCTTGATTTCGCGTTTGCCTTATTTCCCGGACAGAATCGTTCATCATGCAGTTATGAACTACCTTGAAGATATATGGGTTTCCGTTTTCACGGTTGACACATATTCTTGCATCAAGAACCGGGGAATCCACAAATGCGCAAAAGACGTTCGGTTTGTCCTTGACAACGACCCCGCCGGAACGAAGTATTGCTTGAAAATCGACATCCGCCATTTTTACCCGTCAATCGACCATGACATCTTGAAGCAGATTGTCCGCCGGAAAATCAAGGATTCCCGGTTGCTTTGGCTTCTTGACGAAATCATTGATTCGGTGAAAGAGGGTGTTCCAATCGGCAACTATCTTTCACAATACTTTGCCAACCTTTACCTTGCATATTTCGACCATTGGTTGAAAGAGGAAAAGGGCGTGAAGTATTATTTCAGATACGCCGATGATATTGTCATCCTATCGGATAACAAGGAATGGTTGCACAATCTTCTTGTCGATATGCGAAGATATTTGCATGACAACTTGAAGTTGAAAGTCAAGAAGAATTGGCAAGTGTTCCCGGTTGATTCGCGCGGAATTGATTTTCTTGGGTATGTGTTTTTCCATACGCATACGCGGTTGCGCAAGACCATCAAACAACACCTTTGCCGCCGGGTGGCAAGGATGAAGAAACGAAAGGTCATGCCGACCAAAGCACAATACAAGCAGGCAATCGCATCTTGGTGGGGTTGGTGCAAGTATTGTGATTCCGTCAATTTAATATCCACAATTCAAAAAGATTTGCCCTATGAAATTAGATTCAATCGCGCCAAACGCGCATTACGACATGGAACACGGCAAGCCCGCCGCGATTCAGCATGACAACGATGGATCAACCATCATCCGTTACAACATCGAACCCGAATTTGCAGAGAAAGAGGGCGAGACAGAGCCGGAACAAATCGGTTGGATGTGTCACGAAGTCCGCATTTGGGACAAGCCCGAAAAGGCATCCATCAAGAAAGCGGTCATCCGCGATGTGATTGACGAATCCGCCGAATTTGCGCTTGTCAACGCATACAACTCACATGCCCTTGGCATTGAAATCAACCCCGCCGCCGTTGACGAATACAAGGAATACTTGCAGTTCCGGGCGGACGTTGACAAGATGGTCGAATCCATCCTTGAAGAAACAGATTAACAATAAAAACCTACTTTGACAATGGCAAGATTTAGCGATTTAGGTCTTGAAGCGGATGTGATAATCGGCAAGGGCATCGACCTTGAAGATTTGTTCGACAAGCGAATCTTGATAGAAAAGACCCTTATTC